GTCCCTTATATCTTCAGGTATGTCGTCACCTGCTAAACGCATAATATCTCTTACTAATTCCCAGGCCTCATCCATTGCCTCTTCATTTAATCCCACATCTTCAATAATACTTTTAAGGTAATCAATCTCATCCTTAACCCCAGCCTGGGTAACAACCTTTTCCTCAATATCTCCAGCTTCCCTTCCTGGGCCAGGTCGTTCAGCCCTTCTCATTTCACCACCGCACTCAGGACATTTAATATCAGCACAATGCTTTTCAGACTCTAGCTTGTGCCCGCATTCTATACATTCGCATTGATACGTTTCCTGCTTCTTATGGTCTTCAACCCATTTCTTAGCTTTAGCCATAGTCCAGTTGTAGGGGTCTCTCTTATCAAACATATAAGTTTTGACTTGCTTTTCCTTGCCACAATACAGTGCTTTAATCCCTTCCTTCTCGGAAACATCTATCGTGGCCGTGACCTTGCATTCTTTGGATTTGATGGCACGGGAACAATGGAAATCTCTAGTAATTCCTGCTTTTTATATGTTCTCTTGGGGGTTTTCTTCCCATCACCTTCTATAATCTTATCAGGGTCGGGAATAAAGCCCACCGATTCTGTCTTGAGATATCCTGTATCAACTAGCCTCTCTACAATATCAGCGAATTCATAAGTCCCTTCTGGGGGGAAGCTGACAGTATTCTTTAGCTTTCCGCCAGTAAGCCATACTTTGGGAGCCTTCCCTATAGGTAGACTACGATAATCGTGGGCATACATAATGACAGGATTCTTCTTAAAGTTCTTTAAGTCCCATCCTTTAGCATCAATTACTTCGCCGTCCCTATCTACAGTTGAGGTAGAAGCCGTAAATTCATAATTACGGTCTCCCAGTTTCTTTACTTCGCAGTCATCCAGAATCTTATAGATAGTATCCATTTATTCCTCCTTATTCAACGACAGGTAGCATCACACAGCGACAGTTCGGATGAACTGGCACTTTGCCGTGAGCTTCTTCTATTGGATATATGCCAACCTCCGCCAGACACTCATCACAGGCATCTGGGGCAGGGTAGAATTCAGACTTCGTAACACCCATCTCTTCATACCCCCTCAAGGCTCCTTCATTAGAGGCTGCTATAGTTTCAGTCCTGGCAACCATCGGTGCCCTGCGTTTATGGGCGTCATCGTAATATGTTCTAATCCGCTTTGTTAATTTAGGTATGCTTTCGCCCTCCTCAAGCCCTAAAGCTAGTTGACGCCTAATTTCCCGTTTAGTAGTTTCATTTATACTTGTAGCAAGAACGAGAGAACGCTTGGCTATCCACTCAAGGGCAAAGGGGCTTAAATCACTTTCCTGCTTTACATCCGAGATAGCATCTTCTACCGCCGAGCTATAAACATTTTCAATTAGAGGCTTAAAGGCAATATCAAATTTATCCCTTGTTGCTTCACTATCAAAAAGCGAATCGGGAATAGTGCCTAATTCCCTTATAAGTTTAATAGCTTCATTTTCCTGCTCGTTAAACAGGTTTTTAAGTCTGGCCTTAAAGAATTGTTCCTGCCGTTCAGTTTTAATGGCATAACCTCGCCACCGAGCTTCCTTTTGCTCGTCTGAGAAGCCCTTAGATAAGATACTGCGAAGCCTCTGTTCAGGGTCTTGCTCTTTATGTCCCTTAATCGGTGTGAGAAACATATTTATAGGAACAAGGAGACAATCACCAATTTCGGGCGGTAATGGGTCATCACCCACCAGACTTCTAGCATCGTTAATTGTCTTATAACACGATTTAATACCAGATTCAGCCAACCCCCTCTTCTGCTCAATGGTCTCAGGCACGACCTCATCAAAGTCAACCTCTACTCCCTTAGCCTGTGGGAACATAGGTAATAACTGCTCATTCAACTTATTTTTAATTCTGGTGAGCCTGGGTTTAATTAACCATCGGGCAAAGGTATAATCCCCTGCCTCAGCATTAGCCCGATTAACATTCTCCGATATACCCATCACCGATAGGGGCATCCCAAAGGTAAATAAAAGGTTCTCCCTTGTCTGCCTTCTCAGGTTGGGGAAGTCCATATCCTTCTGGGATATTTGAATCTGTTTATATTTAAGCCCACCTTCTAATATAGCTATCTTGTGTGCTCTTGATATTCCCTGGTGGCGGCTTGCCCATTGCGTTCTTAGCTGGTTGTATTGATCCTCATTCAGGCTCCCCTCAGATTCTAATACAGCATCAGCCCTAGCTGAGTTATAAAAGAAATTCCTATTCCACTTACCAGCATAAGCCTCTGAGTCTAATTCTACGGAGGCAGGTTGAGCATATCCTATTCCCCCATAAGGATTTATTGGATCAGGCATCGGGAAGCGAATTATTTCGCTTTTATCAAATGGCACTTGCTCTGTGCCGTTAATATAAACATACCCAGCAATGAATTCCTTTTCAGAGGGCACTACCTTCATTAAATGAGGCGGTAATACCCAAACTTCACCTGGCACACCTAATTGGTTCTTAGGTAAATACCAGTAAGCCTTACCTGCCAAGTCCATGTGTAACGAAGTAAGCTCTATTATCTCTTGACCTGTCTGAAAGTCATTAGCGAAATCAAGCAGGGTTAATATAGGGTGATTATCTAATTGACTTCGCTCACTTCTCTCGCTACCTTTATATAATCGCCACTTAACCTCACCCATAGCGGTAGCTATTCTTAGAGTAATACCAAATAGACTATAAATCTCGCCATAAGCCGATAGATAACCTTTAGCATTCCTTTCTGGGGGAGTAGACCACGGATTAACTGAGTAACCGAACCGCCTACTAATAATAGGAGCTTTCTTGAGCCAGCCAAATATATCTAAAGCCATCTAACCCTCGCTTCAATCAATGGCGAGTCCATAAAAGCTAAAGCTAAGGCATCTGCTTTGTCTGGTGACTTGACTCCACGCTTTTTCATTTCCTCTTTTGACTCCATTTGCAACTGCCCCCGTGAATTGATCTTGTATTTAATACTTGATAGCTGGGCAATCAATTCCAAGTCATCGGGTATGCTTATTTCGCCATTTTCAAATTTACTTGCCAGGTTCTTGTACATCTCAGCCCTTAGATTGGCGAACTTCTCTTTGTCTTCGCCCCGTGCCTTCTCCTGGACTTGTATCGCATTGACTTGCTTGTATTTCAGCTCTATTAAGCGGTCATAAACACCAGACCCCAGCCCGATAGCATCTAAATTAACCGAGGATGGCTTAAACCTGTCTATCAGGTTGACTATCTTACCCGTGGTGTGCATTAAATTTGTCTTAGCCCAATGGTCTAGCCAGAAAATCTTGTTTCCCTTCCTAATAGCTGCTACCGAGCTGTCATCCCCATATCGGGCTATGTCTTGACCGATAATGCTCGGCCCCTCTACTTCAACCTCTCGGTCAATCGCACTTTTAATATCAGCATATTTGAATAGATAATTCCCTGCCTCTAAAGCGTCCCAGTCACCTTCAAGTAACTGCTTCACTAATTCATCAGGATAGAGCCTTCTTAAATTCTCCTCATAATCTTTGGGTAGAAAGGGATTGTCCTTCGGTAATGACGGAATAAATGTGTGATCCTCCAGTTTTTGCTCTATAAACCTGTGCTTTACCCACCCTGGAGCAGGATTAGCCGTCATTATCCCTTTATACCTAACATTTAGAGCCTTCAGCCGTAACCTGGAGGCTAAGAGGAAGAAATGACCCTCTGAGGTCTCTTCTGCCTGATCTATCGCAAACCAGCCTAACTCCATCGACTTTAGGCGGTCTATCGCCTTCAGGTCATCCCCTAGCCCACCATAAAATATCAAAGACCCATTTACTAGCCTGTAATAATTCTCAGTCTGATGATGCTGCGCAACTATCTCACCAGGTAATAATCTTTCCAGAGTGAGCATCGTTGTCCTCATAAAAGACGAGAGCTCGTGCCGACATAAATACCCAACATTACCAGCACACTCTAAGGAAAGCTCAATACTTTCTCTGCATAACCAGTAGGACTTCCCTCCACCTACCGCCCCTCCATATAAAACAAACCTCTCTGGCGCTGTGTGTGCCTTTACTTGTTGGTCAAACGGCTTGTAGCGCTTTCTTAAATCAACTTTAACCATATATACTCATTTAATAAACAAAGCCCCCAATTCTTAACTGAGGGCTTGTAGTAATATGCTGTGTTAATTTCCTAGTTTTAGTTTAATCTTTAGCTTTATAAACAAATACTTAGGCTCATATAAGTAATAGAAAAGCCTAACTCGCCAATTACGCAACGACTCCCTTTTGAAGCTATTATAATCAACTACCATTCTTACCTAACTTACCAGAAGTTGTGAATAAACTACTACTCAATAATCCAGACTTAACTAAGACTGATAAAGGCATAGGAGTTGGTATAAACCTCGACAAATTTCTCGTCATCGCCATTATGGACTTCCTGTGTTTCGCCTTCGACAAGCCCCATCTTGGCTATGTCCACACTTATCCTGCGAATTAAATCTACTAATTCCTTGTCCTCCTCGTCCTTGTTTGATATTATTTCCATTGCTTTTCTGTAGTGTTAGAGAGATGCTATGGGTGCATCTCTGGCGGATGAGATTGTGGGCCACCCACCTTTGCCTTGCTTGTATTAGTCAGATTCTGCTCATCTATCCAATGTTTCTTAATGGGTTCCCCATCTTTTAGACCCTCGGGCTGAACCTCTACCGAAACACAACCATTCAGATAGATACACCTAGCAACAGCTATTCCCTCAAACCCAGTTATAGAATCCGTTACCTTGTCACCTAGCTTCATATTACCCCCCTTTTCTTTTCTGTAGTGTTAGAGGCGATGTATATACGCCCCTCTTCCTATTCCTTCTAAAATAATGACCCCCCTACCCTACAGTGGGACGCACTATACAGCTTATGTCAACCTGTAG